AAGCTCTGGGCTAAACAAAGGTAAATAAATGCTAGGCTCTTCTCCATTAGCCTCTAGTGCTTTAGGCGATGATGGGGGCATAGTCAACGTAGAGCTTACGGCAGCTAACATTGCCTCACAAGCTCCCTCAGTAGCAAACGCTACACTTACTCAAGACCATGATTTAGGTGTAGTAAGTTTTGTAACTGGGTCGCCTTTATTACAGACTACCAGCCTTACTCAAGATCATTCATTAACGAGTATCGCTCTTTTATTTGGCACACCTGTTTTAGGTGGCCCAAGTATAACCCAAGCCCACGATCTTACTACATTAGGGTTTGTTACTGGTTCCCCATCAGTACCTAATGTGACAATGGCAGAAGATGAGACTTTTGCCGCCCCAGACTTAGAAACTGGTAACCCTGTTGTTAACAACGCCGATCTCACACAAGATCACAACTTAACAGCAACAGGTATCGCTTCTGGAAATCCTGCTTTAGCTAACACAGCTATAACTCAGGAACACGACTTAACTACAACAAGTTTTGTCTCAGGTACACCAGAAGCAAATCAGTCTGATCTAACACAAGATCACAGTCTGACCCCAACAGGATTTACTTTAGGTTCTCCTGCAGTACCTGACATCGCAGCCTCAGAAGACGAAACTTTCGCTGCACCAGATTTAGAAACTGGTAATCCTTCTGTTGCTGATGTTGATCTAACACAAGATCACGATTTAGGTACAACGAGCTTTGTTAGTGGTAACCCAAGCCCCCAGACTGCCACACTAAGTCAAGAGCATGATCTAAGCGCAGATAGCTTTGCTACAGGCTCTCCTTCACTAGATACTACATCTGTACTGGAAACAGTATCTGTAACAGCCGAAGACGTAGTAACTGGCACACCCAGCCTAGATACCACAAGCCTAGCGCAAGACCACAGCTTAACCCCTGACTCAATTGTCACCCCAGTACCTGACGTAGATGCCGCCACCGACCCAGATGCACTCCTCGCCCAAGAAACACAGGAAATACAACAAATGATTGGTGGTTGGACACGCAGAGCATACGAGGTTCCTGACGGAAGACTTGTTCAAGGTGAGCGTGAGATTCAACAGACTTACGGAGACAAAGTCTCCATTGACCGCAAGGCTAAGTCTCTAATCAAGTTTGGTCGCTCTGCTCAATTAGGAACAGATGGACTAGAGACAGTCTGGTCTTGTGGAGACGATGAAGTCTACGTTACAGATAATACTATTTCCCACGTATCCTCTTCTTCAGCTTCTGACACACAAGAGGTTACTATTGAGGGTCATACTATAAGCAATGGTGAGTTTACTTTTGTCAGTCAGACTGCCACGCTAAACGGCCAGAATACTGTAGCTCTAAACACAGACCTAGCTCGCGTATCTCGTATGTACAACAGTGATAGCACAGAGCTTATCGGTCGTGTGGTAGTCTACGAAAACACTACTATTTCCACCGGTGTCCCTACGGACGCAACTAAGATACACATTGATATCCCTGCTGGATTTCAACAGTCGTTTAAAGCTGCAACTACATTCAGTAAGACCGACTATCTTATCTGCACAGGCTTCTATGGAGCAGTTAGCTCTAAGCAAGCAGGTTCTGTAGATTTCTACCCCGAAATTAGACAAGCAGGTAAAGTGTTCCGTCAGGCAGGTTGCTTTACAGCGTCAACAAATGGTGGTGCAGCAGACATCGTCTTAGACCCACCTCTTATTGTCCCAAAGAATGCAGACATCCGTATTCGTTGTGAGACAGAAACTAACAACCTAGTCGTCTTTGGTATCTTCAAAGGCTACATCGCTAAGGTACTATAATGCCCTACTCTAGTAATGCAGAACTCCCCAAAGCGGTACGTCAAACTGTGCCAGAGGATAGGCACACTCAGTTCCGTCAAGTGTTTAATTCTGTCTATGCAGATACAGAGAGCGATCAACGAGCTTTTCAATCAGCTTGGGCCGCGGTTAAGAAGCGTCAGATGGACGACGATATCTTTACCACCCCAGCAGAGGCTCGTAGTCGTTCCTTTATGATGGGATTTGATGGCGACATTCATACCCATGAGGTAGGTGCCAGTGTGTACTATATGCCAGCTAAGACGCATGAAGAGTACCTTGACTACCACAAGGAACTTGCTGGCATCAAAGAGATTCCCCAAGAAGAAGAAGAAGAAGATCTTCTCGCTCGTATACTAAGTGCAGTTATTCAAGAAGTCACTAAGGTAGAGACTAGCACTTTAGCTAATAAAGCAAAAGAGCATAATGAGAAGCATGGCAGCAAGGGGAGAGTTACCACTTCTATGCTTCGTCAGGTATATAATAGAGGGGTTGGCGCCTATAAGACTAACCCTGGATCTGTTCGCCCTACCGTGACTTCCCCCGAACAGTGGGCGATGGCTCGCGTTAACAATTTCCTACGGACTATCCGTACAGGGCGCTTCCGTAGTGGGAAGCACGATACCGACATCCTCCCTTCTAAGCATCCTCTCAGTACTAGGAAATCACAAGTCTGGGATGGAAGTGATTTACCAACACAAGGGCAGATCAACAAAGCTGATAAGCCACTAAATAAACCCTTCAGGCTTCCTTCTGGTTCAAGCAAGAAGTTTGGAGTTTATGTAAAAGACGGAGAACGTACAGTTAAGGTTACCTTTGGTGATCCGGACATGGAAATTCGCCGCGACAATCCCAAAGCACGAGCTAACTTCCGTAGTCGTCACTCATGCGATACTGCCTCTGACAAGACTTCTGCCCGTTACTGGTCGTGCCGTATGTGGGAGAAAGGAACTTCTGTGTCAGAAGCCACTAAAATGGATATTGAGGGCAAGATCCTAAAGACTGATGATGAACAACGCATCGTCTATGGGTGGGCCTCCGTCATTACTGAGAAAGGTGAACGTGTAGTTGACCGTCAGGGTGACGTAATCGAAACCGAGACACTCGTTAAAGCCGTGAACGATTTCATGGAGAACGTGCGTATCGGTAAAACCATGCACACAGGCGAACAGACGGGGATGGTTATACACTCCCTGCCGATCACCAAAGAGATAGGTGATAGCCTCGGCATACAGAGTGACCGCGAAGGTTGGGTCGTAGCTTACAAAGTTTATGATGATAGCGTTTGGAAGATGGTCAAATCTGGTGAACTTGCGGCCTTCAGCATTGGCGGTCGTGCGATTAAGGAGAAGATAAATGAACCTTCTTAAGCAATTAGAGCTTGATGAGCTATCTCTGGTGGATCGCCCAGCTAATGCGCAAGCTAAGGTAGCTCTATTCAAGCGTGATTCCAATGAGGAAAATATGGAAAAAGCATATAAAATGTCAGGTGCCGAAATGAAGGAAATGGACAAGATGTCCGATGATCTCAAGGCAAAACTTCGTGGCTACATGGGTAAAGGTTATAACTACCGTGAAGCTATGAAAATGATGGAAGACGACATGAAAAAGTCCGAGGAAATTGACTCAGTAGAAGTCAGTGACGAAGACATCATGCAAGCTACCATCGACACCCTTAAAGTAGACAACGAGCGTCTCCGTAAATCATTAACGGAAAACGGCTTTGTGATCAAAGCTGAGACAATCGAAAAGAAAGAAGAAGTAGAGACTATTGAAGTTAGTGGTGAGATGGTTGTTAAATCAGACATCCCTGCTCCTGTCTTGAAAGCTCTTGAAGAAGCTAAGGTAGAAAAGCGTCAGGTCGAACTGCGTAAAGCTGCCGAGGCAGAGCTACCCCATTTTGACGTAGAAGTTGCTATGCAGCTGCTAGATGTCATTAAGGGGGATGAAAAAGTCCTAGAAGCACTTAAGGGCGCAGATGCTGCCTTTGCTGCTGCAATGGACGAAGTTGGGGAGAAAGCAGTCGATGCTGATATGCTAGATCCGCAAGCTAAATTGGACAAGATGGTAGAGGCCCATGTGATCGAACATGGTGTCAACAAATATTCTGCTTTTGATGCCATCTCTAAAACAGCAGAGGGTAAGGCCCTCATCGCTAAAACTTACAAGAAGGATGAGTAATCATGGCTGTAATGGAATCTCGTGATACACGTACATTCATTGCTGGCGAAGACCTTTCGGCAGCACAATTTAAATTCGTAACTCTAGAAGCTGATGGTCAAATTGACTTAGCAGATGCTGATGCAGAAAACTGCCTTGGTGTGCTGATCAACGACCCCACATCTGGAGGGGCGGCAACTGTTGTTATCTCTGGTAAGACAATGGTCACTGCTGGTGGTGCTGTCACCGCTGGTGATGCGGTTGTAACAGATGCATCTGGTGACGCTGTAGAACTTACTACATCTTCATCTGCAACAGCAATTACAATGGGCTATGCTTTAGAAGACGCTGCTGACGGTCAAGTATTCGGTATCGAATTGATCCAAGGTGGCAACTCTTCTGACCAGTCATAACCTATAAATAGGAAGGAATAACAACAATGCCTATGTTGACCCCAAGTCAGGTACATATTGATCAGCCGTTAACAAACCTGACAATTGCGTACTTGCAAGATCAAAACAACTTTATCGCTGATAAGGTGTTTCCAAACGTAGCCGTAGATAAACAGACTAACAAGTACTATATCTATGACCGCGCAAACTTCAACCGTACGGACGTTGCAACTCGTGCGCCCCGTACTCGCTCACCGCGTGTTGGTATGTCACTCTCGAACGCAACTTACACTGCGGAAGTTCGTTCAATCTCCACAGACTTCGACTTGCAAACTCTGGCAAACGAAGATGCAGCACTAGACATTCGTCGCGGTGCATCGGAGATGCTAACTCACCAGTTGCTGATCGACCGTGAGAAGCGTTGGATGACTACATTCTTCGCAACTAATGTGTGGGATACAGAGTACGATGGTGTTGCTAACGCTGACAACAACTTGAGTTCCGAAGTTACGCAGTGGGATGACTACACAAACTCAACCCCAATCGTTGACGTAACTAATGCTCGTCGTGCGATGCAGCTAAAATCTGGTGGCTTCATTGCTAACAAAATGGTTGTTACTCGTGATGTTCACGACACACTTGTAAACCACCCAGATGTTCTTGCTCGTATCAACGGCGGTGCAACTGTCACGAACACGGCTTTGGTAACACAAGCTAAACTAGCAGAAATCTTCGAGGTTGCTGAGTACCACATTGTGGATGCAATCGAGAACACTGCTAAAGAAGGTTTGACAGAAACCAATGCATTTGTGGCAACTAAGAAAGCTGCACTCTACTATGCTCCTGCATCCTCTGGTTTGATGGTGCCATCAGCAGGTTACAACTTCACATGGAACGAACTGGATAACGCATCTGGTTACGGTATTGACATCCGCTCATATACTGGCGATTTCCTACGTGTAGAAGGTATTGCTGAACTGTTGGAAGCAAACATGGCTTATGACCAAAAAGTTGTTGGTGCAGAGCTGGGTGTCTTCTTTAACACAGTCTTGTCATAAGGAGTAGGTGGATGACCCGATCACCCTTTCAATATGACAAACCAGTCTTCGTTAGAACTCCCCGTGGTTTATTGATGAGTGGCAAGCGTTATGAAAAAGGAGATCTCGTTCCTTGGCGGGAACGGGGTCTGCCACAGGCCAACATAGAGCGCCTATATAACGAACGCCACCTTCATCACAACGAAGACAGGGAACAAGCCGTAAAGCCCCCAGTCGGTGATGGCTTAGACGAGATGACTGTAGAACAACTACACATCCTGTATAAGACAATCAACGAAAAGGTAAAGGCTAAGACTACGAGCACCTTAGAGTTCGACAAAAGTAAGTGTCGTTACTCTAAAGTTAAAGATAAGCAAGCTGGGTTGATCCGCTCATGGCGTAGAAACTACGGACACTTAGAGGTTGAATAATGGCTTGGACATATGACGAAACTAATCTTGTTACTACAACGGCTGCAGGTCGTTTAAATGTGGTACGTTTATTGATAGGGGATACTGACACTAACGATCAGCTTATCAAGAACGAAGAGATTACTTTTGCCTTGTCCCAAGCTAATGACAATGTCTACTTTTCGGCCTCGTGGTCAGCTAGAACTATCTCTGCGCAATTCGCTCGTAGGGTTACAACAAAAATAGATGGGGCCTTGTCATCTAACTACAGTGACTTGGCTAAACAGTACAAGGCCCTATCCGACGACCTGCGTGAGCAAGGTCAGAAGTATTCAATGACATCTGCTAGTCTCAAGGCTGGTGGCATTTCTAATGCTGTTGTTGATGCAGCACAGGCTCTCACTGATCGTCCCTCCTCTGCCTTCTCTAAAGGGCAGTTTGATAATCCGCCTAATGACAGTCAGTACATTCGGGATTATGACTAATGGGTTTCAGAGCATACGACCTCTTAAAACTCGTAGAGGAGCATGGGGAAGTTCTTACACTGCGTAAGAAGACCTACGGAGACTACGATCCCTCTACCAGTCTGGTAGGGAGTAGTGCTACTGATGACTACTCTATGACAGCTTACTTCTACAACTACTCATTAGGGGTCTCTGACCTACTCAATGTAGAGCGTGGTATGAGAAAGTGTCTTATTTCCGCTCTGGGGTTAGCTGTAAGCCCTGATACAGAGGATTTAATTATTGGCAATGGTGATCAGGTACACATCACTAACGTGACTACAATGTACTCTGCTGGACACTCTGTCTGTTTTATCTGTGACGTGAGGGAATAATGCAAGTTACAGTAAGTAAAGCCAGGTTAAAAAATAAGTCTAAGAGACTTGAAGATGCCGCAAGAAAGCGTATATATAAAGCCTTAGACGAATCTATAGACTACCTCTCTTTTAGCGTTCCCGTAGATACTGGGGCGTAT